CGTTGATACTCGGGATCGTCTTTGTCATACACGACGATCAGTTCGCCGTCTTCCTTGCAGAACGCACGTGCTCGGACTGTGAACACGACGACATCCATGTTCTTGCCGAGGGAAGTGATGTTGCCATCACGGACGAGTCCGTACTCGCCGCCATTGATTTTACCCTCAGCAACGGGATCTGACTTGGTCGTAAAGAGTTGAACATAGGGGAGGAACCCGCCGCCTGAAGTAACGTCGGCCAGCAGGTCTTTGTCCGCTTCGATGAGTTCGCCACCGAGGGACTCGAAGGGTACGAGAGATTTGTCGTCTGACATGGATGCCTCATGTTAAAGCTAAGGTTACACTGTACACGCCCATCTCCCACCGGCAAAAGGAAGCAACGGCCACCGTAGCATCTTGCCACGGTGACCGCGCCTGGGAGATGTCAAAAGGAATCACTGAGTTTGAACTCAGTCGCTGACCTTGCCTTCGGCCTCTTCCTGGGCTTTCGCGGCGGCCGCAGCGGCTTCGTCGGCCTTCTTCTTCGCACGAGCGGCCTTCCGTTTGGCCTTCTCTTCTTCGAGGCGCTGACGCTTCTCAGCCCATGCAGCCTCTTGCACTTCCACGCTCGTCGGGTCAACGCTCAAGCACCATTCGAGGGCTCGGTACGCGGCGTCGGCGGGCGAATCACAGTCTGCGACCAAGGCGGCGAGAACGGTGCGACCATTGAGTTCATCCTCAAGCTCGCCCTTCTTACGCAGTTTGACGACGGGAACGAACTTCGCTTCGCTCGCGTCACGTCCCTGCTTCTCGGCTTCCTTGATCTCTTTCACGCGCTGTTGAACCAGGGGACCGAATTCGGTCGTGCCCATCGTCATGGCGCTGTCGATGTAGTTCAACTGCTCCTCGTGGGGCAGCTTGGCCATGATCACGGCATTGCTGACGTTGATCTTGCCATCGTCAACCAACTCCTGCACGGCGGGATCGAGCTTCAGGAGTCCAAACCGTTGGTTCAGCCATGCGGGGCTACGGTGGACGCGTGACGCCAGATCGCTCATGGTCCAGGTCGGGTTCGCGGAGATGACGCGAGACAAGTGCTTCGTGTACTGCACGGGCTTCGTCTCGACCTTCATCGCGTTACCGATGACCTGCATCAAGTGTGCCTCGGTTTCCGTCGCGTCCTTGATCAGGACGGGGATGGTTTCGAGTCCACACTCAGAAGCGGCGGTGTAGCGGTGGAGACCGTCAATGATCTCGTAATAGGTGACGGTGTCGCCTTCGACGTCTTCGACTCGCTCGCGGACGTTGATCGGATTCAAGATGCCGATGCTGGGGTCCGCCACGGAATCACGCAGATTGATGTAATCTTCGGATTCGCGGTCCACCGCTCGCAGAGCGACGGGATTCGGGCGAATGTCAGAGATGGCGACGACAGCGGGTGTTCCGCTCATAAAAGTCTCCCAGAAATGTTAAGAATTGAGAAGAAACTCAAAGGCGACTCCAAAGAGGCGAGTTGCGAGAGCTGAGTATAAACTCAGCTTTTTGCCGGAGCGCAAACTCAACTCAACCCGCGTCCTCGTCGGGCAGAAGTCTTGTCCACCCTATACTAGCCGAGAAACGCCGCATTGTTGCGCCATTTTCCGAAAATAGTTCTATTCAACTATATCTCGCGTGCGCGTGAAGGAAACGCCGTAAGTCCTTTGCGGGCAAGGACTTAAGGGGCCTGAGTTGAGTGGGTCGCCGTAAGTCCTTTGCGGGCAAGGACTTGCGCAGATTACAGGATTGCGTATTCTTATTCTCTATTATTCAAATTTATCTAAGTCCTTTGTCCTATGGGGCATAAGGTAACAACGTAACAACGTAATTTACGCAAGTCCTTATCCCGAAACGATTTACGTTTTCGCGCAACAATTCGGCGTTTCTCGGCTAGTATAAGGTAGCGGAACTCTCTACGCTCGGCAGGAAGCCTGAGTTGAGTTCCTGAGTTTGTACTCAAAACGACGGAAATTGAGTATAAACTCAGCCTTAACCTTGATTTTGAGTTTCTCCTCAGCCTTAGTTTTAGCCTTAGCCTTAGCTTTCTGCAAGTGCTCTGTCTACGACTTTGGACCTGGGAGTATAAACTCATGCTGCTTCAGACAGAAGCTATCAAGAAGTTTCTTGAGGCTTCCACACATGCGGATCTGGCAGCTCTCTACTCACCTGAAATGGAAGTCCAGGTGAACGCGGCACGCGACAATGGACAGCGTGTTGCGGGAGAGTACAAAGGCCGCCAATGGAATGGTTGGGCCGACCCAGACAATCCCTCTCTCGTGTGGAAATCGTACCGCATCCCCTGGAAGGCAAAGACCGAGCCTGAGTATACACCCAGGCAACAGCGTTGGCCACTAGGGAAACATGCCGAAGGTATCGGCATGACGGGCTGGAACTGGAAACAGCGAAAGTCCATGTGGGTCGCGTACGATTTCGATTCTATAGCCAACCACGAACAGGGCCTAACCGCCGAGGATCTCGAAGCCACGCAGACCGCTGCCATCGGCATCGACTGGATCTCCGTGCGCAAATCCACGTCGGGAAAAGGCTTCCACCTGTACGTCTTCCTGCCTGGAGTTCCTACTCAGAACCACACCGAGCACGCTGCCCTCGGGCGGGCGATCCTCGGGATGCTCTCCGCGAAGACCGGCTTTGATTTTAGAAGCAAAGTCGATGCGTGCGGCGGCAATATGTGGGTCTGGCATCGTAAGATGCAAGGGACCGACGGCCTGACGCTGGTGAAGAAGGGCTCTATTCTTACCGAGATCCCTCCGAACTGGAAGGACCACGCCGAGGTCGTCAAAGGCAACCGGCGTAAGAACTTGCCTCGCTACGTGGAAAGCACGGAGCTGGACGAGTTCGAGGAGTTGTGCGGTACGCGCCCGCGTATCAAACTGGACGAAGTCCACCTACAGCTCCAAGGCTACCTTGACGAAATTAAAGCTCAGTGGTGGTGGGACCAAGATCACTGGATGATGGTCTGCCATACCGCCGACCTGAAGAAAGCTCACGAGGCTCTCAGCCTGCGCGGGATCTTCGAGACGGTGTCTTCGGGCAAGGAACACGGCATAGACCACAACGCGTTTGCGTTTCCACTCAGGAAAGGCGCGTGGACTATCCGGCGTTACACGCCCGGCGTACGCGAGCACTCGTCGTGGGACCAGGACGGCACCGGCTACACACGCTGCTTCTACAACCAAGAGCCAGACCTGAAGACCGCTGCGCGCTCACTCGACGGTATCGAGACTGAGCAAGGCGGATTCGAGTTTCGTGAGGCTGAGGTTGCGATCAGAGTCGCTGCGAGTCTCGGTGCCGATGTCCCGCTTCCGAACTGGGCCATGAACCGCCAGACGGTCATGAAGCACCATAAGAAGGACGGTCGTTTGATCCTTGAGGTTAAACGCGAATCTTCCGACAACGGCGGCGAGATGCAGGGCTGGCGAGAAGACAAGGGCTGGTGGAAGCGTATCTTCAGCGCCCGCGTTACGCCCGTGACGGAACCGGAAACCGGAAACTACGACGACCTCGTTCGCCACTTGATTACCGACGGTGGCGACGACTACGGTTGGGTAGTGAACGCCGGACGCGGGTGGCAGACCGAGCCGCTCACGCATGTCAAGCTGAGTTTGAAATCATTGAACTTCGCCGACCGGGAGATCAACACGATCCTCGGCAACTGCATCATGCGTGGGTGGACACTCGTGAACCGTCCGTTCGAGGACGAGTTCCCTGGCGACCGCCAGTGGAATCGCGGAGCCGCACAGCTTAAGTACAAGCCTAAGCTGGACGAGCCCTTCAACTGCGAAACCTGGTACTCGATCCTCAATCATGTAGGCGCTGGTCTGGACGAAGCCGTCGCGGACAACTCGTGGTGCCAGGCTAACGGGATCATGACCGGCGGCGACTACCTCAAGGTATGGGTCGCCTTCATGTTCCAGAAGCCCTCAGACCAGCTACCGTATCTCTTTCTCTACTCAGAGGAAGAAGGTACGGGTAAGTCTATCTTCCACGAGTCGCTGTCAATGCTAATGACTCGCGGGTATCAGGAGGCTAACAACGCGCTGCTGAGTCAAGGCAACTTCAACGGCGAGCTGGAGAATTCTGTTCTGTGCTACATCGAGGAGGTTGACCTCAGCAAGCATAAGGAAGCGCGTAACAAGATGAAGAACTGGGTCACGGCCCAACGGCTCCAGATCCACCACAAGAATGTTACGCCCTACCACGTCACCAATTGCTGTCACTGGGTTCAGACCGCGAACGCGATGACGCATTGCCCGATATTCCCCGGTGATACTAGAATCACTATGGTCGAAGTTCCGGCCCTCAAGAACAAGATTCCGAAGGGTCGGATGCTGCAATTGCTGGAGAAAGAAGCTGCGGACTTCCTCGGTGCGATCATGGCCGTCGAGCTACCACCGGCTGAGGATAGACTCAGTGTTCCAGTCATAGAGACTCAGGCGAAGAAGCAGACGGCCAAGGCCAACATGACGGCCCTGGAGCTGTTCATCGAGGAGTCGTGCGTACAGAAGCCGGGAACCCTGGTGCCCTACTCGCTGTTCTACGAAAAGTTCATTGCGTGGCTGGACCCGGAGGAGTGCGGTAACTGGTCAAAGATACGTGTCGGTCGTGAGCTTCCCAGGCGGTTCCCGAAGGGCCGCAACACGGCGGACAACAGCAAGTTTTACGTGGGCAACCTGTCATTCGACAAGACGCCGCCGAAGAACGAGTGTGAGTGGAGACTCAATGGAGATAAGCTGATACAATGACGATAGCACTACTTTTCATCGTGCCGCTGTTGGCTCTGTGTTTCTACTTCAAGTTTCGCTGCCCGTACTGTCTGCTGCTCGGCGGGTCCGAGGAGCTGGGCGGCATGAAGTGGTGCAAGCAATGCGGTAAGCGCTTTTAACAAGGCTCCAAATCAAGTACAGTGAGTTTGAACTCAAACGGGAGATGCCATGAGAATCGTAGGGATCGGGTATAAGAAAGGTCGCGGCAAGGACACGCTCGCCAACTTCATGCTGAACCACTTGCAGCTCAACTGCGACTGTAGCGTGAAGAAGATTGGTTTTGCGGATAAACTCAAGGACGTGGCGTTCCAGCTCTACGGCTGGGCCGGGCTGCAACGCGGCGTGTACTACGAGACGCACTACACGGAAAAGGAAGTGGTGCTGCCCAAGATCGGCAGGACACCCCGAGACATCTGGATCGAGACAGGCAACAAGTTACGGGAAGTACACCTTGGGACGTGGATTGATTATGTAATCAATACGAACCATCGGTGCGAGTACCTGCTAGTGAAAGACATGGGCTTCACCAACGAAGCGCGTGCTCTGCGTGAAGCTGGCGGTGTGACCATAAAAATAGACCGTCCAGGCGAAATGGCCACGGACGGTCGTGAGACGGAACTTGACAGTTGGACGGATTGGGATGTCGTCGTGGAAAACACTGGCGATCTCGAAGACCTCTACAAAAAGGCGGTCGAAATCTGTGACCGACATCTACTATGATTCACCTGAACGGTAACTTGATCGCGTCTGTGGACGTGGAGACGACCGGGTTTGTGCCCGGCTATCACGACGTCATACAGATAAGCGTATTGATTTTAGACTCAGACCTCAAACCTCAGCGAGGCTGCGTCCCCTTCTACATCGACATGAAGCCGAAGCGCCCTGAGAATGTGGAGCCGGAGGCCCTGAAAGTCAGCCGGATCAATTTCGCCCGGCTGATGAAGCGGGCTCACGACCCGTGGGACGCGGCGGATATGTTCGACGACTGGTTCGAGAATCTGAAGAAGGACACTCCGAAGCGCCGTGCCTTACTCCCGCAAGGGAAGAAGCTGATCCCGCTCGCCCAGAACTGGGTGTTTGATCGCGGGTTCATCATCGACTGGCTTGGCGATCAGAGTTTCAACTCATTCTTCCACCCGTGGTACCGGGACACGCTCCCTGTGGCCCAGTACCTAAATGATCGCTACGCGAAAGACAACTCGACGGTGTTCGAACACAAGGTTCCGTTCCCCAAGTCGAACCTGGCCTATCTGTGTAGCCAACTCAAGGTCAAGAATCAGCAACACCACGATGCCCTTGCGGACACCGTGGCG